AACTGTTCCATGCTGATGATGGTCAATATCATGAGCAACAATAACTGTTTGACCAATTGAATAATCAACATTAATATCAGCAAGTGTAATTGTTTGTGAACCAGATGTTCCTAATGTAAATGAAGTTGTAGATGTTGTGTGATATCTATCTCCATCAGTACCATTATTACCTGTATCACCTTTTGGTCCCTGGTCTCCTTGAATTCCTTGAGGACCTTCAATTCCTTGAATTCCTTGAATACCTTGATCTCCAGTATTTCCTTTATCGCCTTTTGCACCTTGAATACCTTGGTTACCAGTATCTCCTTTTGGTCCTTGAGACCCTGTATTACCAGTGTCACCCTTAATACCTTGAGTTCCTTGTGCACCTGTTGGTCCTTGTGCACCCGTATTACCTGTGTCACCTTTTATTCCTTGGATACCCTGTGCTCCAGTTGATCCTTGAGGACCTGTGTCTCCAGTATCACCCTTTGGGCCTTGTGGACCAGTTGCAATTTCTAGTCCTGCTGCATAAATTTTAATTTCACTTGGTGAAAGAATTTCTAAAGTCATCGTGTTACATCCTCTTCAACATAGATTTGTCCTGATAAAATGGTTGATATCTTCTCTGTATCTTGATTAATTCCTTGAATATCAAAATATGAGACTGTATCTAAAGGGTTAGTATCAAGTCCAATTGTCAAAATATTTTCATTTTTTACAATTGCAAGGTCGTCTAATACATCAACACTTTTTGGAAATTGTCTAACTTTTCCTGTAAACTCCCAGTTGGTTAAATCAAGGGCTTGGCCACTAGTATCTAACAAAACAAGGGTTAATACAGTAGTATCATCACGATATACATTCCATTGCATTGATGGTGGTCGTACATTCAAAGTTTCCATTAGTCCTCCAAGGATACAAACTACTCCTATTGTATGATAGATGTATTATGACTATTAGCCCAGAACTGGTGACTGCCTTTTTTGGGGGAATTGTATCCGTTTTAGCAGCCATTATTGGCTTTAACAAATGGATCATTCAAAAGTTTCTTAATGAACTCAGACCAAATGGTGGGGGATCAATAAAGGATAAAGTAGACATTAATACAGAACGACTATCTAGGGTTGAAGAAAGAGTAGATTCTATCTATTTGCTCTTAGCCCAAAAGGAGTAAAAATGGCTAAAAATGTATATTATCAAGGTAAGTTAATCCCTGCTAAAGATTGGGATTATGATGCTAAGCGTCCTAAAGTAAAAGAAGTAAAGACGAAAGAACCTGTTGAGGTTTTGGCGGAACTACCGTCTGAGGTGGTTGACACTCCAGAAGAGTGATTGAAATTATTGTTGCATTAACTTTGTTATTATCTGGACAAGGTTATTCGCAACAGGAAGTTAACTGTGCCATGAATTTGGTTAAGGCGGAATCAAACTTTCATTTACATTCAAGAAACACAGAGTCTGATGCTTATGGATTATTCCAGTTAATGAATGTTAAAGGGCAACTATCAATGAAAAATCAGGTAATTAGATTTGATAGATATATCAAAAGTAGATACGATGGCAGTATCTGTAAGGCTTTGTTGCATCAAAAAACAAAACGCTGGTATTAACAAAACCCTTCCTTATGTTAGCAGACAGTAATGGAAGGGCTTTGCTTTTCCTAGAGGCAGTCTAGAAATTTATGGTAAGTTGAGTGGCATCGTTACTATTGGATCCATTGTCTCAAGGTAATTATCAATTGTTCCTATTTTTGTCCAAGTAACACTATTTGGACTTACTGTACCATCTGCAAGCCCATCACCATTGTATGTAGTTGCATAAACATTTATTGGATGAGCAGAATATGCTGATTTGCCAATTGCTATGTTTTTAATATCATAATAGGTATTTTGTAAATTAATAATTAATGACCAGTTTGCAGTTCCGCTAATTGTGTTAAATGGTTTTATTCCATCAGTGCCACCATTTCTAAATAAGGTAGATGTGCATGATCCAATGTTTGGAACATCTGATGCTGTACCGTTATAGCGTCTCCATTCATGATTTCCAAATGGTTGACCAGATACTTGATATGGAAGCGCAAATTCAATGATATTTGTTGCTGCTCTATTATCAAGCGTTGCTGATGTTGTTGCTCTAAAGTTTTTCATTAGTGGCCAGTAATATCCACTTGCATTAAATTGATCAATGCCAATCTTTAAGTATCTAACTCCCCATGTGCCAACATCATTTGTTGGTGCTGGAGGAACTGTAACTGAAAATGTTTGTGTAGAAGTTGTTGTTCCATATGCATTTATTGCGCTAAGTATAACAGTTTTACTTCCTGATGTTGAGTATCTATGTGATAGTGATTGGCCAGTTCCAGTTGTTGAATCCCCAAAATCCCATGAATAAGATGTTGCATTTGTTGCAGTTGCTACAAAGTTAATAACTGCTGTATCTGCAGGATTTGCGGTATGTGTAAATGATACGCCTGTTGGTGCTGCTCCAAATACCTGTAAAGAATATGCAGCACTTGTTTTAACAAAACCATAACTATCTGTAACAGTACAAGTAATACTATGAGTTCCAACTTCTCCAACTGAATAAGTTTTTGTTGGTGATTCTGCTGTAGAAAACTGTACATTATTATCTTTCCATATATATGTGGCTTGATCATGTGCAATGCTATTAAGGTTTGTAATTGAAAATGTAAATGTGTTTGCAATAGTTCCGCTGGATGGAGAAACTCCAACTATTGGTGTTGGAAATACTGTATTGTATGTATCAAGATTTCTTAAATGATATGTTGTTTCCCAATCAGTATTTCTAATTCTATGGCTAATACCAATAATTGCATAATCTCTTTGAATTTCTAAACCATCAACAGCGTGGTGAACTGTAACATTATCAAGAATATCAATGGCAGCAACATTGTCAATTGCTGCTTCTGCATCAAATGTTATTGTGCTTATTTCTCTTGTTGGATGTGCAGTTTGCTGAAATATAAGTGCTGCTGATGCATCTGTTTGTGCATCTTGTGTTGTAGTGTTATACCAATATGTATCAATATTTGCAATCTGTGGCCCCCACTGTGATTCAGAATATGAGTTTGTATAAAGAGGAATTAGGTTGCCATAAGTCTGAAATGAAATCTTATTCTTTAATAAATCAAACCCGTCAGTTAAATCAACTGCTCTATAGTTTGTTGCACCACCATTTGAATCAAATTGAAGTTTTGGGCTATCAAGTTTACGAAAATCTACTGATGGAACAAATTTAACAACATTGTCTCTATTTGCATAAAAGAATCTTAAATCTCCTGCTGACAAGCCTGTAGCCATTTTTAATGCAGTAGTTGCAGATGGCACGGCTCTTGCATCAGTTGTGCAATAACTTGTTCCTTCTCTTGTTCCTACAAATCCAATAATTTCTGAATCCGCTCCAGCAGCGTTAGTTTCATTAAGTCCCTGAACAAATTGAACAGTATTCATTGATGAACCAAAACGATTTCTAAATGTATCTCTAAGTGTATGAAGAGCCATCGTGCCAATCATATCAACAGCAGTAAGAGTTGTTATTTGTGGCTTACCCTTTGGCTGATAATCAACATTAACACTATTAATGCGACCAGTAAAAATTACATATCCACTTGCTTTAATACGAACTTCTCTATTCATTCTAATATTTGAATTAATATATGGATCAAGGTCTATATTTCTAGATACAATAGTTAAAACGCCAGATTCAACTTGTTGAAATGGACCTTGATAAGCCCCTTGAATTCCTCTTACAATATTTGAACTTACAAATCCATCAGTGTAGTCTGTCCAAGTTGATCCAATTTTTATTTCAAATGTTATTATTCCGTCAAGTCTCATTAGACAGTCAACTTCCCATATCTAGTTAATGCTTCTGTAACTGTTCTTCCAAGTTCATATGGATCAGTTCCAAGTCCAGCATTAATAGTAATGTTCATTCCAGTAGCAGCACCTGCACCAATATTTAATTGTGGCATTTGTATTCCAACGGGACCTACTACTCCCATACCTTTATACAAACCTTCAACTGCATATTGACCAATCTGTGCCATAACTTTGGACGGTGAAGCAATTCCAAGAATCTTTCTAACTGCTAATGGAATGTTTGCATTTACCCAGCCTTTTAAAAGAAGACTAAACCAGTTAGTCATTGATGATAAACCTTGCCAAATACCTTCTGCAATATTTTTACCAACATTAACCATTGCACCAAAAACTGATTCAAATTCTTTGATTGTGTTTTTAACAACCATTCCAATAATGTATTTAATGTTATCCCATACTTGAACAATACCATTGGCAAAGTTATCCCAGTATTTATTAGTAACAGCACTTGACTTATCTACTAAATCTCCAGCAAGAGATGTAATTGCATTAATCTTATCAGTAACTAGTCGTTTAACACTATCCCAAAGGTCTCCAAGTTTTCTTAAAACCTCTTCTTTATGTGTAACTAAATATGAAACAAATAGTCCAAATGGGCCAGTTAAAACACCAAGTAGAACTGCTTCCCAATTATCTTTAAGCCATTGAACAATATTACCAACAATTCTTTTTACATCTTCCCAAATTTGTCCAAACCATTTTGTAACTGCTTCTGCAACTTCTTTAGCCTTTGCAGATATTGTGTCCCAGTTAGCAACAAGTAATACAACTAATGCAATTACTGCAAGTATTGGAATAGCCTTCATAGCAAGACTTAAAATATTTGTTCCTACTGCAGCACCTTCAGATACAATTCCCAATGTAACCATTGCAGTCTTTGCTGATGCAAGGAATCCTAGGAGGGGACCACCAACTGCAACAATTCCCAAAAGGGCTAATTCTACATTCTGTAATATCTTTGGTTGTTTTCCAAATGCATCAATCATATCTGTGGCAAAATTAATTAACTTCTCAAGTATTGGAAGAACTTTTGTACCAATTGTTTCTTTAAGATCTGCAAGTGCTACATCAAATTTTTGTGTTGCAGTTACCTGTGATGCAGCAGCACCACCATATTTTTTTTCACCTTCAGTAATAAGAAGATTGAGCGCATCTTGATTCTTTCCTGCTTTAGACATTGTTTCTGCTAATGCATATGTTGCAGCATCAAGTCCAGGTACTGCTTTTTGTAATTCTTTTACTGTTATTGTTCCATCAGTAAATGCTTTACCAAGTTTGGCTAATGTTGCTTCAGCAGCAATTGATCCACCAGATGTTGCCTCTAAATTTTTAGCAAGTAAAACTAATTCAGTTGATGCACCTTGAACTTCTTTTGGAAGTTTTACACCTATAGATGTTGCAAGTTTAAGAACATCATCATTATCCATACCAAGTTGTTTTCCAAACTTAGTAGATTCTGCTGTAATTTCTTTAAGTGCATCTGAGCCTTTTCCAAATGCTGATGTGGCTGCAAGCATTGCAGTTCTTGCATCTTTGGCTTCGTCAATACCATCTTTAAGAAATGAGATACCTTGTTTTAATACAAAGGCTGAAGCCAGACCAGCAGCAGCAGCAGTAGCCGTTTTAAGGCTCTTGCTCATGCCACCAATCTGGTTATTAGCATCATTAATACCAGAGGTAAGTTTTTTGGTCTCTGCAACAATATCAATTGTTATCTGTTGTGCCATTTACTTCCTCCTATTTAAAACTTCAACCATTGCTTTATATTCTGAGAATTTTAATTCCCAAAATTGATCTGGCGTATATCCTGTTTCTAAACAGAACTGCGCCATTGCTTTTAGGCTGAAGTCACTTCTTTTGGGTCCGTCATACTCATTCCTGAGATTTCAGATAGTTCCGCAATGCTCATTTCTTCCGCTGCCTCTATTGTAAGCGACGGGTTATTTCTCTTTGCCATCATGTACTGCATTGCAAATGCTAGTTTTGATTTGGACTTACTTTCTGTCCATTCATCCATTGGCAAATCAAGATATTCTTCTACCTCTGTAAGTTCTTTCCACTTAAGGGTACTCATTAAATCGTTTTGTTCCATTTGCTGCCTCCTGTTAGTTTAAATCGTATTGCTTTACCAAATCTTTAATACTTTCCTCATACTTATGAATTATGTACACAAGATTTTCATTTACTGCTGGTCTTAAATATGGTTGTGCCTTAATATTTTTTTGAGGCCACCCATATTCTTGAACCCCTGCATAAGGAACTGCTGCACTGCCTGCAACAATTTGTGCCTTTTGCAAAGACGGATTTCCTACAATTGATGATGCCAAAGCACCTGTCAATACTGGTGCCATAGCAGAGGCTTTCTGTGCAAGAGTTTTACTAAGTTCTTTGTTAAGTTCCAAGTTTTCTCTTATTCCCTTTTCAATTTTATCAAGTGAAGATTGAACTTCTTTGATTCCATCTATAGAGAAACTTATTGCCTCTGCCATGACTACCTATTTAATTATGCTGTTACTCGTACTGGCTTGCCAGTAAGAATAAAGTTGATGTCGTACACGAAGTACTCACCTGCTGCTCCACCAAGTGTTGGTACAGTTTCAGCATAGCCAGTCGCTGTAAAGTGTGGCTGTGTTGAAGTTGCAACGGGATTACCGTGTGGTGCGTATGTGATGCTTACTGTGGCACCTGGGTTGGTAAACAACTCAGTCCAAAGTGATGCTGCTTGTACATCCTGGAAACCAGTGACTGCACATGTGAAATCTAAACTATCTACATAGTCTCCAAAACCTAGTGTTCCGACTGCAGATGAGAATGTAACATTACTCACTGTTCCTGAATACTCTGTTGAGTCAACTTCAAAGATAATTGATTTTCCTTTAATTCTTGCCATATCAATTTCCTCCTTCAATGTCAATTGAAATTTTTATATTTGTTGCTAAGTATCTTGCACCATTTACTTCTTGAATAAATGGCTTATCTACTTTAAGTGTTCTTGCTGTGGTGTATTCCCATATAGCAGGAATAAGAGTGTCAAGTCTGTCATCAAGATTTTCTGTTTCTGTTTGATTAGTTGCATATGGAACAAGTATTAATACTTTCCAATTTGATGCATAGTCTGCACCATATTGATTTTCATATACAGTAATAAATTCAGTATCAGGTTCCATAATCGCACAAAGTGGGACTGGTTTCTCTGGGACATATTTATAAACTTTTGAGATACCACCAAGAATGATGGAACTTTCAAGTTCTTCTCTAATTCCAGCAAGATTCATGCAAATCTCACCATATAACGATTAAGCAAAGGATAAACACCAGTGAGTGGGTCTCTAGCAATTCTGACGGGATTACCATCATAGGTTGCATATTGAGACACACCCATTGGTGCATTTCTACGCTGGAATAATTCAGATCCTGCTTCTAAATAGCAGCGCTTCATAATGTTTGGTGGCACTTTTGCTGACTGCACATAAGATGCAATCAGGTCTTTTGCTGTATCCCAACATTCTTTAACATAGTCGTCATCAACATCTGATGCTCCTACATACGCTTTCAAATCTGTCCAGTCCATCGTAGTCTCCTATTATTTAATTAGTCAAGTGGGTTTGCAACCTTAACCATTGCCTTTGGATCTGTTGCAGCAATTGCAAGGTATCCGAAGACTGAGAAATCTGTGGTTAGGTTTGTAACATCTTCACGAGACAAGCGAAGTGGTGCGCCTGCTGATTCAAATGTTGTTACTGCTGTTGAGTTACCTACGAATAGAGAACCGTTAGCAAGTGATGGATCTACCACGATTGGTAGACCAAAGATATTTCCTGTTAAACCAACTGGGTTGATTGAACCGAATGTGTTAACTATTGCGCCTGTGTTTGAAAGAATTGGACGATTTGCAGCGTCTGTTGTCTTTGCAAGAGCCTTGAATACATCAGATGAGCAAAGGATATATTCCAAAGCCTTTCCTGTTTCTCCGTTAACCTTAACTGCACAGTCTGCAAGAACCTCAAGAATGTGGTCTGCATCAAATGCTGCAAGTGATGATGTTGAGAAGCCAGTTGCTGTTCCCATTACGGAACGAGCAGCAGCGTTTGTAACTGCTGCATACTTAGCAGCCATTGAACGGAATGCTGCATCAACATAAGCAACTGATGAACGCTCAATTAACTGACGAGTCATTGATGTGTATCCACCGTATGTCTTAACTGGTGCTGTTTCTGATGAAAGTGAAATTCCACCAAATGCAAGTGTATCGCCTTCAGCAGCCTGCTGTGCGATATCCATTGCGTTGTTTACATATAGTGGGTATTCAATAACATTTCCTGTTGAAGGAAGTGCTGCTGAAGAAAGTGATGCAAATGTTGGACGACCAGCATTTATAACACGAAGTACATCTGAAACCCAAACATTCTTCATGATTGTGTCTGATGTTGTTGCTCCATCATATGAACGAGCAAGTGTTAGTGCATCTTCATTTCCTGATGCTGCACCCTTAATGAATTCTCCGTATGTACGGAATTGTGGTACTGAAACTTCTGGTGTCTTTGCTGATGCGATTACATCAAGACGACGCTCAAGTTCTTCTGCGTGATTACGAACTTCCTCAATTGCTGAAGTGTAATCAGGTGTTGTGTTTTCCATGGATATTTCCTCCTGATTGGTTTCTTCTCTTACTGCAAGTACTGCAGCATTGTCATAAGCAGGAAAAGGGACTAAAGATACTTCTTTTAAATCCACTTTTGTGCGAATGGTTGTATTACCGTCAATTTTATTCTCTACTGGAATAAAACCTACTGAGAAAGAACGGATTGCACCATCATTTACAAGTGCAAGTGTTTCATTTCCCAAAGTTGTTTCAGAGATTTTAGCAGTGATATGTAAACCATCTGCAGCATCTCTCATTTCTGTAACCACACCAATAATGTCTTGGTGGTCACGGAATAATTTTACATGTGCGTTGGTATCTACTGCGCCTGATTGAAAGCGCTCTAGTTTTCCATTGCCCATATCAAATGTCTCGTTATAAGGAACAGCAATTCCTGAAACTTCACGCTTCACTGGATCTGTTGCTCTAATCTCAAACGATCTTTTAATCATATCTGTCATATTCATTACTCCATTTTAGTTGGCTTGTTGAGCAGCGGTTGCTGCAGGAGAAGGAGCAAGAGGTGGAAGTGATTCCATTGCTCTAATTTCTTCTACTGTTAGGAACTTGTTCGCCAATCCAATAGCATACGATTCAAATCTTAACTTAGTATTTGGACGCAAGAATTCAGTTAAATTAAATTCTGCATATTGTCCTCTTGGAAGCAAGTCTGTAATCGCTTGTTCAATACGAACTATGTACTGTTGTAGTCCATCTTCATATAACTTTGCTCTGTCTTCATTACCGTTGACATAGGTCATTCCTTGTCCTTCAACTGACATACCTAAGTATGCCACAGGAACGCCAAACATATTTGCAATCTGACGATTAATATATTTTTGGTTTTCTAGGAATTGTGCTTCTTCTGGATTTAAAGATATAGTGTCATATGTTAATCCTGAAGACAAAACGGCAACGCTTCTTTCTTGCTGAGATGCAATGAATGCTTGTTTATTAGACTTAGCAACATCTTCAGAAAGAAATTCTGTTGTGGTTAATACTCCAGTTGGAACTGCAGCATTTCTAAACCAATTATCTGCATATGAATGAAGGTCTAAAGCAGAACGCAATAAATTTCTATGGCGCTGAATTGGTCCTTCTCCGTATGGTCTTAGCGGATCAATATTTTGCCATAATCTAATATGCACAATCTGATCCTTTGAATATTCTATTCCATTAATAAAATAATGGTTTTGTCCATAAGCATCAACTGTAATTGATACATATTGTGGATTAATGTTTTTAATGTTTACAATACCACGAGCACCTCGTTGTATTAACCAATATGCATTTCCTGTTACTGCCATATGGAATAAAGTTGTTCCAAGCCATTCAGCCTGTGATACATTGTTTTCAACATCTGGTGTTTCTAACCAAATTGGTCCCTCAATATATTCTTTGTTTCTTTCTACCTCTACTGGAATTTGCATAATTGCTGTTTCCAAAACTGAAATTGCTCTACTGACGGCAACAAGACTTAATGCAGAAGACTCATTTACAACAAACGGATCTCTTGCTGGTGCAGACATTGCACGATTCTGTGTATCAGGAACATAGGACGAAACCTCTACAGGTGTTTCTTTTTTTCTATCAAATAATCCCATTTATATCTCCTTTAAAATACCATTTGTTGAGGTTTACTTTGCGTGTCAACAAACCAAACGGCTAAAACTGTTGCCAATGCTGCGTCAATATCAGTTGCGGAATCTTTTCTGGTAATCTTCCAAGAGTCCCCAATATTTTTGCGTACTGCTCGTTGCATCTGCAAAGTTACTATCTCATCTTTGGGGTGAAATAGTTTCTTCTTGATTATTCTACTGTATGCGTTGTTTGAGGCATTGATTAAATCTTTATTTGATGTAGTTTGCACCCTAAATCCCTTTTGTTTCATGGTTGCTGCAAGATCAGAAAGGGTATAGTTATCCATAATAAATGGGACTCCATATTTTTGTAATCTACCGCAGGCTGCTAGGACACCATCAATATTTGTATTATTAAATGATGCAACTAGTTCTGTTGAGACAGTTCCGTCTTCATTTAAATCAGCAGTGACTATAGAAGCGTGTTCCCATGATGAGGTTCTTTCAATTGCAAAGACTTTTGGATTAACAACAGTTCCGCTTGTAAGATTTTGCCAAGCACCAGCAGGAAGCCAAGAGTTCATAGTTGAGACAAACTGATTGAGTCTATATCTTCTGGCATCTGGCTCTGGCATAGTTGTTATTTCTGCTTTAACTGATTCCCATGACAAAATGCCTGAAGCAAGGTTTGGATTAGCCCTTCTTACGGCATCTTCATCATCTAAATCACAGCCTATTGGGGCCTCCCATTTAAAGAATCCAAATCTTTCAAACTCTTCATCTTGTGCCATAGATTTATCTCCACGCTCATATAGATGTTTAAGTAGCATAGAACTATCATCTCCTGCCGTAGTAATGCCAATAATAAGGCCATCTGGTCTAGTTCCTGAACCCAATGACATGGCAGTCCACACATCTTCGTTGGCCACATGAAGTTCGTCAAAAACAACTAGTGATGGGTGAAGTCCCTGGGCAGTTGCTGCCTTTGCTGCGATAACCTTATAAACACCTGTCCCATCGCTTGTCCATAACCCTCTATGTTCGGTTGATCTAGAGAATAGGGTTTTTAATAACTCTGATGTCTGGACTTGGTGTAAGAGTCTGCGATACACGATCTTCGCCTGGTCTGCTGACGCAGCCACAGAGACCACTTCAGGGGCAGGTTCATGAAGTAACATACCGTACAGTGCGAACAAGGCTCCTAGGAGGGATTTACCGTTCTTGCGGGGCATAGAAATGACAACCTGCTTATATCTTAGTCTTCCTGCTCTATTAATGTCATGATAGTCCTGTGGATATCTTTCTAATACCCTACGAATCAACCACTTCTGCCATTCTGTTAATACCAATTTCTCATCATTTTTCTCAGGCAAATGCCATAAAGCCTCAGCGATATTTATGAGTTTATCCCCATCTGTGATAAAGTCATCAGACAAGGTTTGAGTATAATCAGTAGGCAACCACTCCATTTAGTGACCTAATGCTATGGCTGAAAGCATCTCCTGTGGGGACATTGATTCAGTTTTTCTATTATTGAGAAGTCCCAAATTGGACAATAGGCCAATAAGGATAGGTGCTATCTGATGACTACGGTCTGGCATCTGATCCATAGTTTGTGCAAGCATAACTGCTTGAGTGGCAGCACCTAAATCAGATTCTTCCAACCATGTTGCAGATTGAAGCGATCTCTTTACTGCTTCTTCCAAAGTAAATTCAAGGTTTAAAGGTTCTCCCCCAGTTTCACTTATTGTTCTAAGAGGCCTTGGCCCTTGTGTCATACCTGTTTTCATATTATCTCCTTTTACTATTTATATGCTCTTGTGGTTTGAGGAAAGTCTTCAGGGTGCGCCTTTTTCCACACAAAAAAACCCCACCGAATTTTGCGAGGGAATATCAAACCATTCATATCAAACCTTCTATTGGTAATATCCCCCATATCATCCAAACCTTTATATGGTGCATACTGGTTTGGTACAAACCTTATTGCACGAATATGATGCATATCCCGCATATGGAGGTTTGAAGGTTTAAAGGTTTGAAGGTTTACTATTTGGGAAAGGGTTAAGAAAGGGGCAGATTTATCTATACTCAAACCATCAAACCATGCGTGAATCCTCATTGAAACCTTTTATTCCAATAGGGCATTCGCTTTAGTATCTTATTCTTTCTACTGCTATTACATGATACGCAGCATGCTAATAGATTGGATACTTCATTGGTCCCGCCGAAACTCACAGGGGTTATATGATCAGCCGTAGTAGCCTCAGCATTACAGTAATGACATTGGTAATTGGCTGCCTCTAGTACTGCTAATCTATTGCGCTTATACTCAGCCGTAGCATATGGACTACTCATATTCCAAGTCCTCCATCAGGGCTTTCAGACTGGTACCATCCCATGACATATCTTCCTCCACAGCATTGTTCCCATATAGAGATGCCGTGTTCTTCGCACCAGAAGACGATGGTGCTTCCCTCTGGAGTAATCTCTCTGTCCTTGCCCATACCTCTGGATAGTCCTCCCAGTCAAACGCATTGCCACCTATATTGACTAGGTCTAACAGATGCGATGCACACACCCAATCCCAGTCCTCATGATAGTAGTAAGCGTTATGCCCACATCTAACACAAGGCCTTGGGCGTTGAGTAGTTCTATAACGACCTAAGTAATAGAAAGGGGTAGACGGATATCCATACTTAGGTAGTCTAGTCACACCTAATTATAACAGAAAACCTTTTTCTTTAAACCATACCTTGAGTCTTTCCTTGTATGACCATGATAGTTCTCCATCATAGGCTAATTTGTAGATATCTTCATATACCGCCAAAAGTTTCTCTTCCTTCCTTTTGATGGCAAAGTCATTAGCCTTCTTCTCAGATAATGGGTGATAGATAACCTTATTGATGCCATTGTTTTCTATCTTTGGAGGTCTGCCTCTTTTAACCATTCAGATACTCCTTAATCTTTGAGATAAGTGGATTATCTTCTCTTATGTCACCTGACTCATATTTTCCAACAGTTTGATTACATCTATTACATAGAAGCCCTCTAACACAATTGCCACAGGTAACCTTGCCATTACAGCAACTATGGTCATGATCTACATGAAGATTTCTTTCTTGATATTCCCCACAAATATTGCAACCAAGAGCCTTTAGTTCCTCATAACGCTCTTTAGTCATCTTATATTGATACATAAGCATATATTCACGCCTATAAGTTATTTCTTTCTTGGCATATTTATAAACCTTGCCATCCTCAACAATCTCATTTAATGAATATAATGAGCCATGTCTTTGCATTCTAGTGTAATGATTTCTACACATATCTTTGGCATAATGTCTATTTGTACAGCCAGACACAGAGCAAGGTTTTTGATTGCCGTGTCTTTGAGATTTAATGGCTGAGCCAACTCTACAATATTTGCAATAGTAGTCAATGCCATCTTTTTGTGTTTTTGTATAGTCTTTATAAAATTTGTCAAGTGTCTTGGTTTCTTGACATCTGCTACATGTTTTAGTTTCCATATATCTATTGTAGCACAGATATAATAGGATGTCAAATAGTTGCTGGATCTAAAGTTTTAAGGCCAAGAGAATTATAGATTCTTCTTACCTTTGGATCATTATCTATGGCTAACACTATGTCTGTAAGAGATTTTGCTGCTTCTCTTTTCCAGTCCCCAGATTTATCAGACCCATATGGATTCATCATTAAACGAGAATATGAGAAACCAATAGATTTAAGCATTGCAACTGTTCTTGCCCTATCCCCATCTGGTCTTCCAGTAATAATAATCTTACGCTCACCAAGGGAATTAATATAATCTATATTTTTTTGAATTGGCTGACTACCATTTCTTACAATTGTGTCATCTATATCTACTATAATTGCCATATTGTTATTCTATCAGAAATGTAATCTCTATATACTATATATAAGATATCTTCTAGATACTAAGTTAAGATATATTCTTTTATATATATATCTAAGTATATCAGAATTACCCCTGGCTGATACTTAAAAGAACCTTTTCTTAAATGAACATTAGATGAATTCTTTCTGAGAGTTTCCTGAGAACCTATATACCTTGGCTATTATAAGAATAAAAGCGTTTTGGATATAGGAAGACCAGAACCGCCAGAAACTGGCTAAAAAGGGCCTTTGAAGGCTTTAAATGGTCACCCAGGCAGCGCCATCCCACTTCTTAAGTGACTGTTCTTGCCACTGTACCCAGTCAGTTCCATTGTAGACTTTTTGTTGGGTTGTAAGGTTCCAATTGGTGCCATCATAGGCTCTTGTGATAATTGCCCCAGTTGCTACATAAGCACGATATCTATCAGCAATCTGGCTTTGTGTTAATGTTGTTGGATACATACCAAAACAATCTGTTTTAGTGCCAACAAATTGTCCTGATGATGATGCATAAGAAACAATTGCTTCACCATCTGGAGAGAAATTATTTGCTCCAGTATTTGCTGGGGCTGATGTGGTTACACCACCAGTACCAACAAGTATTCCATCTAAGTAAAGATTTATTGTTAATGTTGTTCCAATATAACTTGATGTAAGGGCAAAATGATGCCAATCTCCATCAGTTAACTTTGATTGTATAAATGGAAGATTAGCCCCAACATCAATTGATGAGGTAAAATTGTTTGTACTTGAATTTGAAACTCTAAATGTTGATTCAATATAACCATCAGCAGTTAATCTCCATGCAAGAACTGATGATCCAGAAGATGCAAAAATTGTAAAAAGTGGCTTTGTTCCATTTAATTGATATCTAAAGTTATCATATTTTGTAAGATCATATTTTACCCATTCTTCTACAGTAAAGTTATATGAGTCTAATATTGTTTTTATTGCTGTTATATCTGATCCTGGTGCACCAAAAAGCAAACTTCCAGAACCATCATATGTATATGATTTGCCAGTTGTTGAAATACATCTTTTGTTTAGCCCAGACATATTTGATGTATCTATTGATGCTGCTGCTCCAGTGTTATAAAGTCCAGTAAAAATATCATTAGTACCAATATAATCTGTAAATCTATTTGTGCCAGAACTATATGCATTTAATGTATTGTAACAAAATGGAGAATTTGCAGTTGCAAGTGCTGTTTGTGAATATTTTGTTTTGCCATACATATATCTACGAGCAATTTGCTTTTGTGTTTGTGCACTATAAGCCCAATATGCAAGATGTGCTATTTTAACTCCTGATAATGTTAAAGAGTTACTAAATGCTCCAAGTCCTGCTGTTCCATACCCTGCACCAAATGCTACACCTCTTGGATAAGATTTTGCTTGTCCTCCACCAAAATAGTCACCAATTACTGATGTTGGTGCTTGTAAAGCAGAATTGTATGATGCTGTAATAATTCCATCAACATATATAAATGATCCTAAAGATCTGTATTGGTCAGTTGAATTAACATATGACCAATCATACTTTGTAACTAAAGCAATGTGATGCCAAACATCTGTTGTTAATACTGGAGTTGTAAATGCATTAAATACTCCATCACTTCCATCAATAAAATTACCATTAATTCTTAATGTATTATTTGCTTTTAGTATTAAATTCTTTGAATAATTTGCTGATACAAAATCTGGCCAAGTTAAAAGGGTTTCATCACTATGACCAGTTGCAGGAATTTTAAGCCAAAATTCAATTGTTGAACCGTTTATATATGTATCACTAGATGGTTTAGCATATGCATTTGTAAGACTTGTAATATCTTCAGACTCAGATCCACCCGTTGGAATGGTCATAGAATAGCCAGATTCAAATGGAACATCTGTTGAATATGTTCTTGCGTATCTAGTGCTTCCATCAGCATTAGCCGTTGTTCTGGTTACATATGAAAGTGATGTTGACGGTGTTGCAGTGTTATTAAAACTTTGGTACCAGTCACATCTATCAAGAAGGTCTGAGTACGCCATATTTATACTACTATCCAGAGATAATTAACTGATGGGCTTGTAGGTGCAGTACTTTGTACATAAACATTTTGATTTCCTTGAGCACCTGTATTACCTGTATCGCCCTTTGCTCCAGTTGCACCTGTATCACCTTTAACTCCTTGAATACCTTGTGCACCAGTTGCACCAGTTGCGCCTTGAGCACCAGTTGCTCCTGTATTTCCAGTATCACCTTTTATTCCTTGAATTCCCTGAATACCCTGAATTCCTTGGTCACCAGTATCGCCCTTGTCACCTTTTTCACCCTGAATTCCTTGATCACCCTGAATTCCTTGAATACCTTGGTCGCCTTGGTCTCCCTTAACGCCTTGAATTCCTTGAATACCTTGTTCACCTTGAATACCAACTGCACCATCTAAGTTAACTGTCCATGATGCAAATGTTCCTGTTCCTGTTTTATTGTCTTTAACAAATGTTAATGCACCTGTTGCAGGATTATATGAAGAAACTGTTCCATGCTGATGATGGTCAATATCATGAGCAACAATAACTGTTTGACCAATTGAATAATCAACATTAATATCAGCAAGTGTAATTGTTTGTGAACCAGATGTTCCTAATGTAAATGA